CGTTTGCCGCAAGCGTAGCAACAATTAGAGCGACTGTAGGCAGTGATTTAGGTCGGTATGCCAGTCAACAGCTACATGATTCGCTAATGCAGTTTGATGCGGCTGTAAATACGAGAATAGCGTTAGAATCAGGTGCTAAAGAATTTAAGTATCAAGGGCCAGATGATGAGGTTACGCGCAAGTTCTGTTCAAAGCACGTAGGCAAGACATACACTAAAGAAGAAATTGAAGAAATCTGGTCTGGTGATTGGGCTGGAAAAATAGACGGTAATCCGTTTATTGTGCGTGGCGGCTATAACTGCCGTCATAGATTTAGGGCTGTTTTTTAAGGAGACAATAATGCCACAAGGTAAAGGTACATACGGAACTAAAGTAGGACGACCCAAAAAGAAGAAGAAAAAAAGCAAGAAATAAGTAATATGCTATACTGTTGATTCACCAATACTCTATAAGAGGTTCGTAACATGAGCGATGATATCATGGAAACACAAGCTGAGACTGAAACAGCGGCAGTAGAAACTCAGGAAACAAAGACGTTTACACAGGATGAACTAGACCGCATTGTTGCGGATCGCGTAGCAAGAGAGCAACGCAAGTTCGATAAGAAGATACAAGGCATTGATCTTGATGACGCAAAAGAACTGATGGCAAAGAGAGAGGCCGCAGAACTTGAGCGACAAAAAGAGAGAGGCGAGTTTGATTCTATCCTGAAGAAAACAGTTGAAAAGAAAGATGCGGAAATACAGAGTTACAAAAGTAAGTTGCAACAGACGCTAGTAGATGGAGCGATTCTTGGTGCGGCTTCTAATAATAACGCTGTCAATCCAAATCAAGTATCTCAGTTGCTAAAAGACCAAACCAGACTGTCAGATGATGGAATGGTAGAGGTGCTAGACGGTAACGGAGTACCGCGATACAATGACAGCGGTGATCTGCTATCTGTTAATGAAATGGTAGCAGAATTTTTGACAGTAAACCCACACATGGTCAAAGCGTCACAAGGTGGCACAGGATCGATGGGTAACGCTGGTGGCTCTACACAGAAGCCTCAATCTGTGGCAGATATGGTTGCAAACTGGAGTAATGGTGGCAAAGAGCAATTTGCCGCGATGAAGAAAAAGTAACCACAAACCACTAATTTAATTTTTGAGGATATAATCATGGCCGCAACAACTTCCACAACTCTTGACGACCTGTTCGTCAATATCGTAGCTCAGGCGCGTTTCACCGCAGAAGAGCAATCCCTAATGATGGGTCTAGTAACTCAGTACAACATTCAAGCACAAGCTGGCAAGACAATTCAGGTTCCTAAGTACCCTGCGATTACTGCCGCGGCATTGACTGAAGGCACTGACATGACTAGCACTACTGTTTCTACTTCTTCAGTTTCTGTAACTGTTGGTGAGGTAGGCGCACAAGTTCTATTGACTGATATGGCAACTTACGGTGACGGAAACCCTGCTGTTGAGCTTGGTACTGTTCTTGGTAACTCTATTGCTACTAAGATTGATACTGACTTGATCGCTTTGTTTGACGGTTTCTCTAGCTCTATTGGATCGGCTGGCGCAGAGATTACTGTTGCTGACTTGTTTAAGGCCGCGGCTACTTTGCGTTCTAACAAGGTCACTGGAGCGATTAACGCTGTTGTACATCCGTTCCAAGCTTACCAGTTGAAAGCTAACCTAACTAACACCTTTGCTAATCCAAATGGTGGCGACTTGCAAAACGAAGCAATGCGTTCTGGTTATGTTGGTACTATCGCAGGTATTAATGTATATGAGTCTGCTAACGTATCTGTAGACGGCAATGACGATGCGAAAGGTGCTGTATTTGCTCCAGAAGCATTGATGATTGCTATGAAGCGCGACTTTAACATTGCGCCTCAGCGTGATGAGTCTCTCAGAGCATTCGAGCTAAACGCCACTGCTGTATATGGTGTTGCAGAGCTTGATGACTCGTTCGGTGTTGAGATTCTATCTGACGCGGCATTGTAATACTGATTGCCCCCGAAAGGGGGCATTCTTACGAGGTTTATATGGCAGTAAATTATCGCGGTGAAAGGTTTGACGGTTACAACAAACCTAAGAGAACACCTAACCATGACAGTAAGAGTCACGCTGTACTGGCAAAAGAAGGCGATAAGATAAAGCTAATTAGGTTTGGACAGAAAGGTGCAGATAACAAACCGCCTAGAAAGAATGAATCAGAAGCAGACAAAGCAAAGAGAAGATCGTTCAAAGCAAGATTTGCAAAGCAGATAGCAAAAGGACGTAAAGACAAAACAGCATCAGCGGCTTATTGGGCTGACAAGGTGAAATGGTAATGGCTTATTCAAGCGATGCAGACTTATTAAAATTAATTCCAGACATTCTCGATTTAGGTATCGAGTCTTTTGTTCTCGAACACCCTAAAGCACAGGCTGACATACAGCGTGAGTTACGCATTAGATGGTGGCCTCGCAAGAACATAGCTGGTGAGATGGACAATACCAAGCTCACAGCAACGCAGTTTACAATGGCAAGTGCCTATCTTGTGTTGTGGCGTTATGCGTTACCTCAGTTGACTAACTGGGTAGAAGGTGACAGATTTCAAAGCATGATAGATTTCTACAAAGCACGATATGGCGAAGAGTTAGAAGCCGTATTGGCTGATGGCGTAGACTATGACGAAGATGGCGATGGCGTTGTTAAAGAAGATGAGAAACAGCCTGTCGGACAGCGGTTAGATAGATAATGCAACTTGATGTTGACGTTGATTTTTCGCAAGTAAATCGTGAATTAAAAAGACGAGGAAGGAATTTAAAGACAAGCAGTAAAAAAGCACTGTTAATTACTGGCTTGAAAGGCATAGAAATTATTGAAGATAGAACCAGTAAAGGTAGAAGCCTTAAGGGTTCATTTTTTAAAAAGTACGATGCTAAATATGCGGCTTACAGGTTAGCAAGAGGTAGAAGCACAAAGCCTAATTTAGAGTTTACTGGAAAGATGCTTGGCAGTATTTCTGTAGTGTCGACTAGCAAGCAAGCGGAGATTTATTTTACAAGAGCAACTGAAGCTAAAAAAGCGGCAATGAATCAAAAGAAAAGACCGTTTTTTGGATTTAGTCGAAACGAACAAAAGACGCTTGGTAAAGTGTTTGAAAGGTATTTGAAATGAGCGTAAGAGAAGAGATCGCAGAAAATATCGTTACTACGCTTAAAGGTATTAACAGCCCTGTTGCCGTAAAATATGTTACACGTGAGCCGTTTGACTTTGAAAAATTGTCGAATGCTCAATACCCTGCCGTCTTAGTACGTAGTGCTGATGAAAGCAGAGAGGATGCATCGATAGGTGGATCGACTACTCAGAGAATGGGTACAATAAATTATGACTTGGTTTGTTTTGTTAAAAGCTCTGCAATTGACAGCGCAAGAAACAACATAATCGAGGCGATTGAAGAAGGTCTTGACGTTGACCGTACTAGAGGCAATAAAGCCATAGACACGCAAGTGGTTAATGTTGAGATAGATGAAGGTTCTATTGATCCCGTTGGTGGGGTCATTATTACAGTTCGCATTGTATATCAGTATACTCGCGGCACAACTTAACTTAACTTAAAAGGTAAATAATCATGGCGACTAAAACAGGCGCATCTGGCATAGTAAAAATTCAGCCTTCAGGCGGCTCTATGGCCGCTGTGGGAGAAGTTCGTTCTTTCACGTTTGACGGTTCAGCGGACACTATTGAAGATTCAGTAATGGGCGATTCTGTACGATCGTACAAGCAAGGTCTTTCGACTAACACATTAACTTTAGAATGCTACTGGGATGAAGCTGACGTATCTCAGACTGGTCTTGACGAAAGAGCATCTATTGATTGGCAAGTACATCCAACTGGCACTGGCTCTGGTGAAGAATTTTACTCAGGATCAGGCATCGTAACAAGCAAGTCTATTACTGGCGCTTTTGATGGCATGGTAGAGGCGAGCTTTACAATACAATGTACTGGAGCAGTTACTACAGGATCAAATCCATAACTAAAGGGGATTAACCATGGGATTAGCTAAAGAGTTACGAAGCAGAAGAAAGTTAGAAGCGCGAGAAGTGCTGGTTAATGAGTGGGGTGACGAATCTGGGCCGTTTAAGTTGTATTGCAGAAGTATTACGTGTTATGACTTAGATAAGTTACAGAAGAAGCACCCAAACTTTTTAAACAATATGACTATTAGCGCAATGGTAGATTTGATTTGTATGAAGGCTGAAGATGAGAGCGGTGCTAAGTTGTTTACATCTTCTGAAGATCGTATAGATTTGATGGGCGAAGAAACAAGTGTTATATCAGAAATAGCTAATCAGATGTTTTCTGAAATCGAGTCTGTTGAGGAACACGAAAAAAACTGAGAAGCGATCACTCAAGGATGACTATGTTGTCGTTGGCTGATCGCCTTCACATGAGCATTGCTGAAGCTGAAGAGACTCCCATTAGTCACTTAAATGAATGGGTTGCATATCACAAGATAGTTGGCGAGAAAAATGATTAAACCTATTAAAATTGCGATACAAGGGCTTGATAAAACAGAGGCAATGTTTGCTAATTTACAAGCAAGGTTTCGTAAGCTTGGCACTGCAATTGATAAAGTAAAGAATCGTTTTCCTCTACTAAGTTCGGCGTTTGCCAAAGTCGGTAGTTTTCTAAAAAGCGCAATATCCGCTGTAGTTAAAAGCGCATTAGCAATGGGCGCGGCCTTTACGGTTGCCTTTACCGCTATAACCGTCAAAACGATGTCTTCTATAGATGCGTTAGGAAAGATGTCATCTAAGATTGGCACGACCGCAGGTTCACTATCTAAACTACAATTTGCCGCAGAACAGACAGGCGTAAGTGCTGAGACTATGGGTATGGCAATGCAACGCTTTACTCGTAGGGCGGCAGAAGCGGCTAGAGGTACAGGTGAAGCTAAAGGTGCATTAAAAGAATTAAATCTAAACGCGGCTGAGTTAATCAAAATGCCGCTAGAAGATCAAGTCCTTGCTCTTTCTAAATCATTTCAAGACGTAGAAACATCTGCTGACAAAGTTAGACTGGCAATGAAGCTGTTTGACTCTGAAGGTGTTGCACTTGTAAACACGTTAGGCGCAGGTTCTGATGGATTACAGGCAATGTTTAGTGACGCTGAAGCCTTGGGTCTAGTGTTATCTGAGGACGCAGTAGACGGTGTAGAAGCCGCTAATGACTCTATGAATCGTCTTAAAAAGTTGTTTGTTGGATTTAGCCGACAAGCTACTGCCGCATTTGCTCCTGCAATAGATGAGATTGCAACGTCATTAACTGAGCTTGGTTTAAAAGCCGCTGATGGCGATGTTGCTAACATTGGTCAAGTTATAGCTAAGTCTATAGTCGGTGCGCTTGTTAGTGTTATACAAGTAATAGAAAAGATGATGAATGCGTTTGGGCAAATGGCGCATAAGATTCAAGGCATCTATAAAAAATTCTTTCCTGATGAAGAGATGAAAAAAGATCAAGAAAGATTAGACAAATTATTTTCTTCTTTAGTAAACATAAGAAAAAGTGATGCATTACTCAGGGTTGATACTTCTAGCATTGAGCAAGAAATGGCCACCTTGCAAGAAAAGTTATCTGGCGGTGAGTTTGTTCCTTTTGACTTTAGTTTACTTATTAATAAATTATTAGAAGTTAAAGAAGTCATTGGAACTGTTGAGGAAGATGTTAAAGGTGTAATTGATGAAATTGTTGTTCTTGGTGAAAGGAATTGGTTTGATAAATTAATTTCATCTGTTTTAGATTTTAAAGATAAATTTGGCGAAGCATTTGGCCGAGTAAAAGATCAAGTTTTTGATTTTGATTCAGCAATGAATAGCTTAGTTACTGGCTCTGTTGACGCAATGGTTCAAGGCTTTACCGACATGATGACAGGCGCTAAAAGTTTTGGTAATGCTATGAAGGATATGGCTAAAACAGTCATTGATGCGTTAATGAAAATGTACGTAAAATACATGATTGTACAACCTTTGTTTGACATGATGTTTCCAAATGCAAGAAAACAAAGTGATCTTCCAGCAGGAAAAGCATTAGGCGGCCCAGTGCAGGCTAATACACCTTATCTTGTAGGAGAGCGTGGCCCAGAATTATTTATGCCTAACTCTGGCGGTAACATTATTCCCAATAACGAAATGGGTGGCGGTGGCAGTAGTGTAGTTGTTCAACAAACAATAAACGTTACGACAGGCGTACAGCAAACCGTACGTGCTGAGATCGTACAGTTAATGCCTCAGATAGCTCAAGCCGCTAAAGGCGCTGTAGCAGATGCTAGATTGCGCGGTGGTAACTTCTCTAAAGCAATGGCAGGAGCATAACAAATGCCTTTATCATGGCCAACAAATCCAGTTACAGGAGCGCTTGTTGGCATTCAAAATATGTCAATGAGATTACGCAGAGTGGTTGCTGTTTCTGAGTCACCGTTTACTTTGGATACACAGGTATATACTCATCAGGGTGCGCGATGGGAAGCTGAAATATCGTTGCCGCCATTAAGTCATGCGGAGGCTAGAAGTGTTGAAGCATTTATTGTCGGCCTTAAAGGAAGAGAAGGTACTTTTACTTTTGGTAATCCTTTACATACAGGCACTGTGTCGAATAACGGTTGTGATTCTGCAAGCATAAGAGCTGAATCATTAACGCTTACATCAGGCGCACAGGCTATTCCGGCAGGGACTTACTTTGAGATAAATAATTATCTCTATATAACAACTGAGGACAAGGCAGGTGGATCGACTACGTTAAACTTCCAGCCGCCTTTGCGTATTGCTATTACCTCAAATCAACCTGTCGATTTTAGCTTACCGAAAAGCACTTGGCGCATGACCTCTAATGAAATTGGTTGGTCGATAAACGAAGCCAGTATGTACGGTTTTACATTCGCTTGTTGTGAAGCCCTATGAGTAGAACATTAACTACTGCAATGAGCAACGCACTTGTTGCTGATACGGTTAGACCTATCTACCTTGTCAAAATGGAGTTTGATCAAAATATTGCGGCAGGTACTTTTGTTACAGGTCATAAATATAAGATAGTAAGTCTTGGTGATACTGATTTTACAGCTATTGGAGCAAGCGCGAACACGGTTGGAGTGACTTTTACTGCAACTGGTGCAGGTTCAGGTTCTGGAATTGCAAGTGAAAGCCCTGCCGAATTAAACGTCTGGTCTGGTGTCGGTGATTTAACCTATGGCGGTGAAACTTATCTTGGCGTAGGTGACTTGCTCGGAATTAGTCAGATACAAGAAACCTCTGACATATCTGCTTCTGGAATGAATGTTAGCATTACAGGTGTTAAATCTTCTTTTCTTGTTATTGCAAAAGATCATGAATACCAAGGTCGCCCAATTACTGTACGCCTTGGTGCTTTTAATGCATCTGGTTCGTTAGTTAGCGATCCGATTATTGTTTTTAGTGGTTTTATGGACACTATGACAATTGCAGAGAATGGCGAATATTCGACAATCACAATTGCGGCTGAAAACAAACTGGTAGCATTTGAAAAAACGAAGGTTAGGCGCTATACAGCAGAAGATCAAAAGATTGACTATCCTACTGATAAAGGCTTTGAGTTTGTTACTGCGATTGTAGAGAAACAAATTATGTGGGGTCGTCCAACTGGATCATCACAAAACGGCTCAACAGGATCATCAGGAAATCGAGGTGGAGTAGGAAATAACGGTGATTGGACTGCGGCATGATTATAGCGCACGAGTGTCTAGCTAACGTCAAAGAGGACATGAAACCTTTGCTAGAAAAGCATTGGGAAATGGTGGCGTTAAATCAAGGAACAATAAAGCTAAATCCTGATTGGGAAGAATATGCTCGATTAGATGCCGCTGGTATACTAAGAATATTTACGGCAAGACAAAATGGCGAGTTGGTAGGGTATTGTGTTCTTATAGTTAACAAAAGTCTGCATTACAAAGATCATATATTTGCTAATAACGATGTTGTTTTTGTTTTGCCAGATCACAGAGCAGGTGCTACTGGTTACAAGTTAGTTAAGTATGCAGAAGATCACTGCCGAGAAAATGGCATATCTTTATTAAACATCAATACTAAAGTTCACATACCTTTTGATGATCTTATGGTCGGAATGGAGTTTGATCTTATTGAGCGCATTTACTCTAAATGCTTTAAGGATTAATTAATGGCGATTACCTTTGTAGCAGGATTAGCATCTGTCGGATCAGCAATGATTGCGGCAGGTGGTCTTATCTCTATAGGCGCGGCATTTGGTGCTTTTGCTATAGGCGCAGGTTTATCTTTAGTTTCTCGCGCTCTTGCTCCTAGTCCAGATTTAGGCGCACAAATGGCAGGTCAATCTGTTATGACTAGAGACGCGGCACATTCGCGTAAGATTGTTTATGGTCGTGCGCGTATTGGTGGCAATGTCGTTTACTTAGAGTCTACTGGCACAGATAACAAATACCTTTGGCTAGTGACTGCAATTGCAGGGCATGAGATAGATGCGTATGAGCAAGTATGGTTTAACGATCAAAAGGTCTGGGAAAACGGTAATTTTACCTCTGCTTGGGCGACTCAGGGCAATTCTGCAACTTCACCTTATATTGACATTGGTTTTTATAAAGGAGATCAGACAACTGCTGATAACAACGCGCAAAGAGGTAGTGCAAGTTTAGTTGAAAACTCAACCAAGTGGACTGATAACCATAAACTACTAGGCACAGCGTATATGGTCGTGAAACTGACATACGACCAAGACAAGTTTGCTCAAGGCTTGCCAAACATATCGACTGTTATTCGCGGCAAAAAAGTTTACGATGCACAAAAAGATAGCACTAGTCCATATTACGAATCTAGTCTAGGTGTAAGTACACAAAGAGAAAATAATTCTGCTACATGGCAATGGAGTCAGAACCCTGCTCTATGCATTAGAGATTACCTTGTTGACGTTAGATACGGATTAGGAGAGTCTGTTGACAATATTTTAAGATCATCAATAGATACTGCAACAGATGTTTGTAATGAAACAATTACACTCTCTGATACAACATCACAAGTTCGTTACACGATGGACGGAGTTATTGACACTGGTAATTCTATCAAGGCTAACATAGAGAACATGACAGGGGCTATGATTGGACGCTTGGTTTACTCAGGCGGCAAGTTTGAACTACACGCAGGTAAATACGTAGCTCCTACGGTTACGATAGATGAGTCAATGATTATTGGCGAGATAAGCGTTCAAACTAAGCAGTCAAGGCGCAACGCATACAATGGTGTTAAAGGCGTATTTCTTAGCGAGACTGATAACTACATACTAGCAGACTATCCAGCACAAATATCTAGTACTTATGCCGCGCAAGATGGTGATCCTATTTACCTAGATATGCCCTTGCCTTACACGGTTAATAATATACGCGCTCAGAGGCTTGCAAAGCTGGCTCTACAGCGTTCTAGGCAACAAGAAGCCATAACCATACCCTGCAACCTAAACGCGCTTAAATTTAAAATAGGCGACAATATCAGCGTTACTAATACCCGACTAGGTTACTCAGGTAAAGTGTTTGAAGTTGTTGGCTATTCGATGGGCTTTAGTTCGGATCAAATGGTTGTTAATGTCGAAGCAA